TATGGAACAAGTAATGATGGAGATTTTTGGACAGCAGTTCATTTACCTCATGGAGCAATTGTAACAAGTTGTATAGTTAATGGAAATGCGGGAATGAATGATGCACCTTGGACACTAAGCAGAATAGCAACAGATTCAACTTTAGTATATATGGCAACTGCAAATACCAATACAGCAGATACTACTATATTAAGTGCAACAATTGATAATGCAAATTATGCTTATATGATTCATGTAACTAATGTAGATAATGCAGATGCATTATATTCAGCAAGGCTAATATATACGGTGAGTGAATTATAATGACAGATAAAAAAACAATTAGTATTGCAGTAATTTTAAGTATTATATTATCTGGAGGAATTAGTTTAATAGGAGATTTAAACCAGGATAATTTAGATGGTGCATATTATTGTCAATCTAGAGCAGTAATTATGAATTGTGATAAGTTAAGTGATGGATTAGGGACAAGATGTTATTATGACGATACTTATAAAAAATGTAGTGAAGGTTGGGTACAAATAGAAAGCGGAATGGAATTACAAAATGAAACAGCACGTAATATTGGTTTAGTGTTTGTATGTATTCCTGGTAAATGTGTAGAGGTAAAATAATGACAGAAAATAATATAAAAGATTTAATTAATAAATGTAAGTCAGGAGAAATAGAAGGAGAAAAAACTGGGCTTGATAGATATGGAATAGAAATAACTTATTGTTCTTTTATTATACCTGAAAAAAATATAGGAGATAAATGTAAATATTTACATAATCGTAAAGTTAATATAGTTGATGAAGCATCAGACTCTGGCGAAACATCAGACTCTCTTAAATATCGACATGTTTGTTTAAAATCTTTTATTCGAAATTACAATATAACTAAATCTAGAGGAGGTAAATAAATGCAATTAAAAAGTATATCAGAACATAGACCAAAAAATTTAATTATTGATGTAGCTGAACAAGACGCAAAAGCAATTTTGAAAACTGGTGAATTTATAGAAGCAACAAAAGAAAATATTATTGTTGAAAAAAAAGAATATAAACCAAATGAATCTTGGAAAGAAGTAGATATTGATAAATGGATAGAAGAAAATGCATCTGATATTAAATATTATCCGTCAAAGCACACTAAAAAGTATATTTTAGATAAACTAAGACATCAAAATTATATTTAAAATTATATAATTTATATTAATAATATTATAAATATAATTATATATGATTCTATATAATAAAATGCCAAAAGCTTTTGATAACATGGTTGAAGCGATTAAAATATCGTTGAAAAATAAATTTCCTAATTTAAAAGATAAGGAATTAAATTCTAAAGCATTTGGTATGGCTAAAGAAAATATTTCTGATTGGAAAGTATTAGAATTTTTCGTTCCTATTCAAGAAAATTTTGAGGATGAAAATGATACCTTTACTATTAAAGGAGTAGCAATAAACGAGACAACTACTCTTAATAATGTAAAATATGTGGCTGAGGAATTAGAAAGAGCAGCAGTTACCTTTAGAAATGTTCCTATACTTTTAGACCATAAAAATGAAGTAAAAAACATTGTAGGTAGAACTACAGAAAATGTAAATTTCAATGCTATAAATAGAAGAATTGAATTTGAAGCTAAAATTATGGATAAAGATATTAAAGAAATGATAAAAGATGGAAGAATAGGAAGTGTTAGTATTGGAGCTAAAGTAAATGATTTAATTGAAGAAGAAGATGGCTCTATGAAAGCAATTGGAATACAAGGATTAGAAATTAGCTTAGTAGCTGTACCAGGTGATAGTCAAGCAACTCTTGCGCAAGCAATGCAACAAAATTTGATATTAAAGGAAGCTGCATCGTTAAGTAATAGAAATGAAAATATTGACAAATTAAATATAAAGGAGGTTAATACGAATATGACTGCTGAAGAAGAAGAAAAAAAAGAAGAAACTCAACCAGAAGAAGAAGCAAAAGTAAAAGCTAAAGAAGAAGAGGCTAAAGAAGTTCCAGCTGAAGAAGAAAAGAAAGAAGCACCAGCTGAAGAAAAGACATCTGAAGAAATGACTCAATTAAAAAGTCAAATTACAGAGTTAAAAGAACTTTTAGTTGAAAAGAAAAAAGTAAAAGAAAAAATAGAAGAAAAAGTAGATAAAACTGTTGGAGAAGTTTCTAATGAGACAGAATCTTTAAAAGAAGTAGATAATAGAATTGTTGAAGCAATGGGCAAAAACAATTTTGCTATGTATAGAGATTACTCACAAGAAGAGACAGATACTAGCTTAAAAAGATTAGTAAGATAAATTTATTTTTTTATTTTTATTTTACTATTATATTCATGAGTAATATACTCATTTAACAGAAAATTAGAAAGGAGGATATAAAAAGAAATGGCAACATTTAGTAATGCGTATGGAGCAGTTGGAATAACTGACGGTGGAACACCCAGAGTTATCACAGTAAAAGCTAGAGAGAATATCTCTGGAGGATATTGGGTATTAGGTTCATCTGCAGCTGGAGCACTAGGTTCTGGAGCAGAATCATATGCAGCATTTGATATAGAAGGATTTACTATTGATTCAGTATTGGGTTCTAGTTGTGTTGGTCTAGCTTTACAAGATATTCCATCAGGTACTTATGGTCCTGTTGCACAAAGGGGAGTTTATTTACTTCCTGTTTACAGTGGAACAGATGTAGGTTCTGTAGTAGGTGGAATGAGAGTAGCAGCTGGTAGTGCAGGAACAGTTATTAAAGCTGGTTCAAGCACTTTACAAGACTTCGAAGAATACATTGATTATAGCGTAGGAAGGTCAATGAGTACTGGTGGAGGAGTAGGAAATCAATTTGTTGCTGTATCGTTAAACATTTAAGATGGCAGAATATAAAGCAGTGACAGAGTTATTGAGTACTGGAATGGGAACTGAAGGGCAACTTTTAATTCCAAGAAAGATTCATGATACTCTTATCGAAGCAGTAGATAAAAATCTTATACCAAGAAGCGAAGCAGCAATTTATTTTGGTCCTGGAAATATTCCCGGTTCAAGTATCGATGTTGATTTGGTAACACCTAACACAATGAAAGTTAGAATTACTGCTGAAGGAGCAGAAATTCCAATTGATGAAGAAGCTTATACGTCATTTAATCTAAAACCCGTTAAGTATGGAGTAGCACTTAGAATTACTAGAGAAATGTTAGAAGACTCAAAATGGAATCTTTTAACACATAATGTAAAAACAGCTGGTAAGAAGTTTGCTGAAAAGGAAACAGAACTTATCATCTCAGACGCATTAAATAGTGCATCTAATACAGTAACTGGAGGAGCAGCAATTACAATTGCAAATATTACAAGAGCAATGCAATATCTTGATGATAAAGACTATACACCTACAACAGTATTTGTAGGAATGGAAGTTCTTAATGATTTAAGAAATATTGATACTTTTGTTGAAGCGAATAAAGTTGGTAACACTGAAATGCTACAAAGAGGATTTTTAGGAACAATCTACGGATTGAACGTAATCAAATTTTCAACTAATGCAGCACCAAGCGCAACTTATAGCAAGTATGCATATGTTACAGACAAAATGCACGCTTATGTAATTGCAGAAAAGAGACCTGTTACTTTAGAGAACTTTGAAATGCCGGCATATGATATGTCAGCGTGTTCAATAACTCAAAGGATTAAGATTAGATACTTAAGAGCAGACGCAATAGCAAAGATAACAACTTGTTAAGGTAACAACTGAGTAAATACAGTTGTAAAAAGTTTATTTTTTTTTATTTTTTTATTTACAAAAAGGGAGGTCACCTTTAAATGAACAACAATTAAATATGGAAACAAACACAAAGAAATGGCAAGCAATGTAAGCACAATAGATGGAATGGGATTTGAAGAAGTCAACCAAGACCAAAGTTTTACCGAAACTATTAGTGGAACCAATATCTATGGAGATAATCTGTGGGTTAATGGAACAATTGAAGCAACAATTATTAGTGGAGCTCAGGCAAATTTTATAGATGTGATTGTAGATGACGATATTACAGCACATGTATTATCTACAGAAAATGGACAAGTGTTCAGCACATCATATCAAAATGCATCAGATGTATATGGAAATAGAGTAAGAGCTGGTAGTGTTTTGATGGGAGATGATGGAAAAGGAAGAATTGATTTTACAAACAATTGGGTTGGAGCAGGTCCAGGTCAAGCAGATAGTTATTTTATAACTTTATCACCTAGAAATTGGACTTTACCATCGGCAAGTAATGAACCTGGAAGCGCAACAAGTTTTGCAATCAGTGGAACACGAAGAGGTTCTGGTTGTTGGGTAATTGGACCTTCTGGAACTGTAGCGGATTGGATAGCAGTAGGATATTAAATTCATTTTTATATAACTATAAAGGAGGATAAAATAAAATGGCAGATTCAACAACAACAGGAAGTGCAATGGCAGGAACTATACCTGGAGGTTTAATTAGAGGCTTTGGTCAAAGAGGAGTAAATAACGAATCAGTTCAATTAACTGATAAGGTTCTTTTTGTATTCGGAGCACCAACAGATAATGTTACTGTAAGTGTAGGAAGTCAATTATGTTATGATGTTCAAAATAATGATATTTATTGTGGATTAGTAGCAGGTGGAAGTGAATGGCATAGACTTGAGGTAGAACCTTAAAGTTCCTTAATTTAAAAATGACAGCAACAAATATGGTTGTAAGCGGTGTTAGTGTAAATTTAAGCGGAACATACTTTACACAACAAGGTGCAGTTAATTTAACTTTATTATGTGCAGTTTCAGGATTAAGTATAATTCCAGTTAGATGCGATAGTACAGGAAGAATTGGAAGTATAGCATAATTGCCATTTAATATTTATCATGGTCGCATTAAGCAATGTAGAATTAGGAAGTGTAATTTATAATCTTATAGAGAATATACCTACAGGAATAAGTGGAACTCTTCCTTTTTTAGTTAACCAAGCAGTTTATCAAGCAGAAAATTATACTGGAAATGATATTCCAGTAGATTCTATTGCTGATTCATACCAACCAGTTGTAATTAATCTTTCAATATCTCAAGTTCTTAGCCAAATGGAAGCACAAGGATTAGGAACTAAAAGTGTAAAAATTGGAGAGTTATCAATAACAAAAGGGTTACAAGAAGGTACTTCTGCATCCTTTAAACAATTAGCATTAACACAATTAAATGATTTAGGACATAAAACCTCATATTATCAAACTTGGAGTTAAAATGGGAAATGTATTTACTCAAAAAGAAATGTTATTAAGAATGATGGATAAATTAGATGGTATAGAAACCAAATTAAGTGATACTCATGAACAAGTAAAAACTACTAACGGAAAAGTAAAACTTCATACTAAATTAATTATGAGTATATATGGAGCATTGGTTGTAATAGCAGGATGGATTGTTAGTTTTTTGGTGGCTTGATATGTCTATCATAACAGATTTTCAGACTGGAGTTACTGAAGCATTAAAATTTGGTAAATTAATTAGAATAAAATATTATTCAACTAATTATGGAGCTGGAAGTTATTATGATGATGAAATTTCCTTTACTCAATCCGGAAATGATTTATGGATATCTGGAGTAGTATTACCTATAACTAATGCTCAAGGTAGTTCAGATGCAGTGTTATTAGAACAAGGTAAGATACTTATGAACGATACTAAGCTTTATATTGATGGTCGTGTTCCTACATCTGGGACACTTAAAATTGGATTAGGAAGTCCTGTAGCAGATGAATATGCTTTATTAGGAGAAGGTACAATGAAGTGGGAAGTTAACCAAGTTGATATATTAAAAAAATTATTTATAAGGCGTCTTACAACTGGTTCTTTAATGGGTGAGTAAATGGTTGCTATAAAAGGAACTAAAGGTAATGTTGTTGAAATTGAAATTCAAGGAATAGGTGAAGTTATACGACTAATACGAGCAGCTGGTAAACAAATTAAACAAGGTGCAGATTTTGGTGTGATTAGAGCTGGAACATTTATACAAGAAGAAGTTAAAGAAAGTGTAATCGGAAATAGAGTTGAACATAAAAGTGTAGATACTGGAACATATGCTAATAGTATAAGATTTAGAAAAATAAAAGATGGTGAAGGAATTGTTGAACCAGCAGCAGTTTCTTACCCAAATGGCCAAAGTACTAATCAATTAGCACCAATATTAGAACATAGTATAAGTATTATTGGAGGACCACGAAGACATTTTGGAAATACCAAAATACGAAATATGAAAAAAGTTAAACAAATAATAGAAAAAGAAATTAAAAAGAAAAATTAATTATATAATTTATTAATAATATTTTATATATTGTTTTTTATATTAATGTTTAGTATAAAAGCGATTATACTAAAATCCAAGCGAGGAAACATGACAATTACAAACGTAAATTCAAACACATTTCTAGCAGATACAATTATATTAATTCGAGATAAAGTAAGAGATAATATTACAGACCCACTTGTTGCTAGTAGACCTACTCCAGAAAAATTTGTATTAACTTCATATCCACAAAGGGGAGTTACATACCCAATCATTACTGTTACAGATAGAGGAATTATACAACCTCAAAGATTAGGAATGGCTAGTGAAGGAACAGTATTAACTATGAATATTGAAATAAGATTATGGGCAAGAAACATTGCTGAAAGAGACGAATTAACTCAACAAATTTATACTTATTTAAGACAAAATCAATTAGATGCTACAACTGGATTATCAGATAGTAATCTTCATGATTTTACTTTAACATCAACAGTTAATATAGATGACCCTGGAGTTCAAGGAATTAGGTCAAAAGTAATGGAATTTAGTTTTTTGGTGGTGATATCATGATTATTAAATTGAAAGGAGGTAAGGATGAAATTTTTAAGTGACCAAAATAGGACATGTTTTCAATATGAATCAGGAACATATGCAGTAGCTACTGGAGATAGACAATGGATGGGATTAGTTCAAAGTAATTCTACAGAACCAAATACAAATGTGATAACAATAAGATATCAAGGTTCTACAGATAGAAATGTAGATAGTTTTGCAGACGGTAATAAAGAATGGAATGGAACAATATCTTATTATCCACAAGATTGGAAAATGTTAGGATTTGCTATTGGTAGTATTCAAGATTTAACAGGGAGTCATATTTTTACAGAAACTAACACGGATAATAGAGTTCAATCAATAAATCAACAGTTAAATTCAATTACAATAGAAGATTCTAAGAATTTAGGAAACGCAGGAAGTAATTTTATAAGAACAACTATTGGTGCAATGATTGATAGTTATACATTAACTGCTGCACAAGGAGAATTAGTATCATGTGAAGTAGGTTATGTTGCACAAGATTCAACTATGAGTTCTGGAGCAATAATTGCTTTAGCAGCTACAACAACAGCACCATATATTTTCAATAATGTGCAATTACATATACCATCAGGAACTTTAACAAATAATTCAAAAGAAGTTGTATTTACTTTAAATAATAATTTAGAAAGAGGATTTTATTTAAATGGTTCAACAATTGTTAATGAATTATTACCAATTAATAGAGATTATGAAGTTACTAGTACATTGGATATGGATGAAGGAAATGCTAGAACATTCTATGATAGTTATTATATTGCAGGAAGTACATTTAATGCATTACTATCAATACAAGGAACAGCAGGAAGTTTAGGACTAGTAATGAGTGGATGTAAAATGACAACAATGGATGTTCCAAGTGAATTAGAAGGTGTTCAAGAACAAAGTTTTACATTTGTTCCACAACATGTATATGGAACAGCATATGATAGTATAGCTAAATACAACGCTTGGTAAATAAATTTGAGTAGTTTCCAATTAAATTTTCTCGGAAACATAATTAATTAAATTAAATAGGAGGAAACATGGAAAAAATCGTAGATATAAATGGAAAGAAAGTGAAAGTAATAGAAGTTTTATTCGTAGATACATTTAAACCTGAATTAGCAGCGAAAATTAAAGAGATAGGATATGCTCCTGCAATGTTAAATATTGCAACTGATTTATCTAATGATGAAATTAATAATCTTTCAAAGAAAGATGGACAAAAGATTTGGGCAGTATATGCAGAATTGAATGAAGATTTTCAGAATTCGGTGACAGACATAAACGAATAAAAAATGATTTAGAAATATGCGAACATTTTAAATGGGCGTTAAAAGATGTTTATGATTTAACTCTTTTTGAAAGAGATTCTGTTTTCCGATTTGTAAATAAAAAGAGAAGAGAAATGAATAAGAAAAATAAAAAAGGAAGGAAAAGATAATGGTAAGTTTATTAGGTGGAGCAGTAGGTGGAGCAACAATAGGTATAGTAATAAAGGCTATAGATAATTATAGTAAGCAATTTAATAAATTAAATAAGAGTGTTAAAAAACAGCAAACAAATTTTCAAAAACTTGGTAAATTTCTTAAATCAACTGGAATTGGTTATGCAGCAATAGCTGGAGCTGCTGTAGCATTTGGAACTCAAGCTGTAAAGGCAGCATTAAAAACTGAAATGGCAATGCAATCTTTTAGTATAGCTGTTGGTGATGCAGCAGATGTAATGTTAACAGATATGAGACGAGCATCTAAAGGTATGATTTCTGATTTTGAATTAGTTAGCAATGCTAATAGAGCAATGGCATTAGGAATTTCATCTAATAATATTCCTAAATTATTAGAAGTTGCGGCTGCAAGAGCAAAAATATTTGGTAGAACAGCAACAGAAGCTTTTAATGATTTAGCAATAGGTATTGGAAGACAATCAAGAATGATTTTAGATAATTTAGGTATTATTCTTAATATGGATTCTGTATATAGTGATTATGCAGAATCTATTGGAAAAGCTAAAGATGAATTATCTGAAATGGAAAAGAAGACAGCATTAACAAATGCTATTATAGAAGAAAGTGCTGGTTTAGTTAAAATACAAACTTTATTGATTGAAACACATACTGAAAAAATTCAAAGATTAAGAGCTGGATATGATAATATTGTTGCAGCATTAGGTAATTATTTAATAAACCAATATGATGAAGTAACAGGTTCTACTGCTGTAATTGATGCAGAAAAACGTAAATTTGATATATTAACTGGAGTATCTGGAGCATATGATAATGTTCGGGAACATGCAAAAGAGTTAGTTGATGCAGAAAGAGATTTAAATGACCAAATAAAAAATACAAATGACCAAATACAACAACAAATTAATAAATTATTAAATTTAAACGATATAACATTTCAAGGTGAAAGACAAAAATCATTAGACATTGCAAAACAAAAAGAAGTTATTAGACAATTAGAATTAGAACAAGTATTAGGAGAGGATAGAGAAGCTCAATTAGAAAAAGAACAAAATATATTAGAAATACTTAGATTACAAAATGAACAGTTTGCTAATGACAAAGAAATACAAGCAGCTCAAAATGCTATTGATTTAGAAAATCAAGGAGAATTACAAACTACAACAGCTGAACAATTAAGACAACAACATGAAAATGAGAAAAAACTAATTGGTGAAGAAAGAACTCAAGTTAATATTTTAAAAGGTGATAGAACATTATTAAATACAGCAATAAAAAAGTTTGGAGAAGATTTTGGAGTAATTCAAGATGCAAAACATGAAGATTATCAAGAAGAAAAGAAAGATATACAAGCGTTAATTACTAAAACAAATGAATTAGCAGAATCATATAAAAATGCTGCTAGTGCAAAAGCTAATCTTACCAAGACTGAAGGAATAATATCAAGAGTAGCTGGTGTTCTAACTTCATTAGTTCGTAAAGGTCCTGGCATAATAGGTGTTGGTGATGCTATAATTAGACCTAATGGTGATGTAATAAAAACAGACCCAGCCGATACACTTATTGCTACTAAAACACCTGGAAATTTAGGTGGAGGTGGAATGACTATAATTATAGAAGGTAATAACATTTATGGAACAGACCCTGATGATATTGCAGAAGCATTGAATGACAAATTAAAAACTATGATATTAATTTAAAATGACAAGCTATAGCAAAATAACAATTTCTGGAATTGAATTTTCTCCATCAACTATACAAGTTAAAAAAAATTTAGGGGAAACTAGTGCTGCATCTACATTTAATGCAACATTTAATAATTATAATGGAAGATATACTGGTAGTTTTACTATTGGGGATGAAGTAAAAATATATAGTGATAAAGATGTAAATCCTCCAACTACTCAAATTTTTTTAGGAATATTAGAAAATGTAGATTTTACTGGAAGACAACAAAAAGAAAAATTATCTTTAACCGGGCGAGATTATGCTGCAAGACTTATTGATAGAACAGTAGAACCAGAAGTTTACAATAACTTACCTGCAGGTTCAATTATAAAAGATATAATTACAAAATATACAGATGATATTACTACAAACAATGTAGATGATGGTGGAGTAATATCACGAGTAGTTTATAATCATACTCCGGTATTTGATGCTGTTAGAGGGTTAGCATCAGATAATGATTTTTTATTTTATATTGATAATGATAAAGATTTACATTTTAAAGAAATGGGAGTAACAAGTTCTGGACATATTA